CGACCCACGCGTCCCAGCCGGGCTGGCAGTCCCAGGAGTCTGAGCCCGTGGCCAGGTCGGCGAAGCCTTCGACGTAGGCGCAGTCGAGTGTGTAGGCGCCCTGGGGCGGCGGCCAGAAGTACAGGAGGCCCTGGGCGGGCCAGTAGACCGGGAGACAGGCGCCGTCGCCCCACGCCTCGGTGGAGCTCAGGTCGTACTGGATCTCATCGGGGCGCGCGGCCCGCAGCTCGGGCGAGCGGTCGCTGTCGACGCGCAGCCGGAGCGAAGTGAGCGAGTAGAAGCGCGCGGGCAGGGACACGAAGGCCACGCCTGCCTGCGTCGTGAGCTCGGCGGTGGCGTCCATGAAGTGGCCGCTGCGCTGGAGCAGGAAGAGAAAGAGCTCGTCCCGCGCCCGGTTGATGGCGCGGGTGAGTTGTGCGTCAGAAACACGGGAGGACGACGCGTCGAGATCGAACTCGAAGCGCACGTCGCTCATGAGCGTTGCCAGAGTGACCTGCTTGCCCACGCCGTCCTCCCGGAGCGCTTACGCGCTCGCCCCGTCGCCGGGGATATCGTCGATCGCGATCTCGAAGTCGAAGTTGATGCGACGCGCCACGCCGCTCGCCGTCACGTTGGCCTTCGCCAGCGTGCCAGCGCCCTCGGCCCACACGATGATGTCCACCGTGCCGCTGGCCTCGACCACCGTGCCGACCACAGCGAACGTCGGCGCGGTGTCGGCGTTGAGCTGCTGGTAGGAGACGATCGCCTTGACCAGCCGCAAGAAGGGCAGCGTCTCGCCCAGGTCGTTAGTGAGCGTGACGCGGTAGATGCCCGTCGTACCGGAGTGCGAGGGCGTGAAGTTGGTGCCGCGGTTCGCGCCCGATGCCGAGCTCACGCCCGCGCCCGAAGGCGTGAACGAGCCTCGAAACCGTCGGTAGGCTTTGCCCCCGGCGGCCGGCGTGCCCATTTCGTAGCGGATGCTCATGGCAGTTCCTTTACGCCGCGACCTTGATGCGGCAGTTCCAGCCCGGGGCCGTGGTGGCGAGATCGCCGCGGTAGACCGCGCGGATCTCGGTGTCGTCCGCGTTCGAGACGCGAAGCTTGGTGAGGCCGTCGCCCGTGGTCTGCAGACGCGGGGCGTCGTACAGGCTGTGGAAGGTCCACGTGTCCATGGTGAGCAGCCAGATCACGTTGTCCGGGCAGTTGCGATCGCTGATGCAGTCGATGTGCCCGGAGTCGGCCGCCACCTGGATGGACTTGAAGCCGATGTTGGCCGCGTCGCCGCTGCCGGTGCGCTCGCCGTAGATGCGGCGCGAGCCGAGGGAGATGGAGAGCTTCGCCTGGGTGCGCGGGCTCATGAAGGCGACGTCCGGCATGCCGCCCGACTCGCAGGTGAGCGCCGCGGCCATCTCGAGGGCGTTCTCGATCGTGCTCGAGCTGCCGTCGTAGGTGAGGCCGGCCAGGCGGTCGCGGTCCACGGAGCGGTCGACGCCCTTGTAGGACTCGCCCGCGCTGGGGTCGGTCTCGGGGATCCACGACTCGAGGCCGGACAGGCCGGTGCCGAGACCCGTGGTGGCGTTGATGTCGCCATCGATGCTCAGGTAGTCCGTGGCCACCCAGTTGGTGCCCGAGAAGGTGCTGGCCGCGAAGTACAGGCGTCCGAGCTTTCGATCCACGCGCTTCACGACCGCGGTGGCGGGCGTCGAGCGGAACGTGGTGGCCGTGGTGCCGTCCGTGGTGCCGGCCTTGAGCGTCATGTTCTTCTCGTAGAACCTGACGTCACGCACGGTCGTAAGCGGGATGTAGTCGTCCGCGCCGCCGCCGGGCACGACGGGCGTGCCGAACTGACCACGCGTGCCGCCGCCCTTGCGGTACAGGCCGAAGCCGAGGCGGTACGCGAGCGTGCGCATGTTGCCCGCGATCTCCTTGTCGACCGCGCGCATGAGGGCGCCCGCGTCGTTGGAGCTCGCCTCGATCAGCTCGTTGTTGATGTACACGACGCCGTAGTCGCTCTTGCGCGTCAGGTTGAAGCGCACACCCTGCGAGCTGCGGGCGTTGTCCTGGGCCTTGGTGAAGGTGTTGCTGGCACCCATGGGGTTGCCGTAGTCCACGTTGATCTTCTGGTCTTCACCGAAGAAGCTCGTGTTCTTGTTGACCATGGCCCAGAACGGCTGCGTGCGCGCAGCCATGTCGTTGATGCGGCCCTTGTGCCACATGTTCTTGAGGTACACGTTCCAGTTGATGACGGTCGCCGGACCGTTGGTGCTGTCGTACGCCATTGCTTACTCCGCAGGGCGGAGCTCTCACGCCTATTGCGTGGCGAGCTCCACAGTGCGACGCAGCTGCTCATCGTGCGAAAGCGACGCCCAGTCAGTGGGCGGCGTTCGTGATGCTCGCTGCGTCGCGAGACTGTTGGGGACGGCGGGCGCAGCTCCATTGCTGCGTCCGTTGGGTGCCCTCGTCTCCTGCCGGGCCGGCTTGGCTTCCTTCTGCGCCCCGATTGCTCGGAGCAAAAACTGCTTGGCGCGTGGCTTCTCGAGCAGCGCCGTGATGCGTGCCGCCTCGGTCTGCTCGACCTCGCGGGCGATGCGCTCGAGCTCGAACGCGACTTCCTTGTCCGTCTCGGGCGCGCCGTGGAGCTTGATGTGCTCGCAGTACTGGTCGTAGACCTGGCCAGACAGGTCCAGGTCGTTCACGAGCGGCAGCGCCTCCGCGAGGCCGCCCAGGTACTTGCCCACGCGCGAGATGTCCTCGGTGCGACGCACCTGCATCGCCTGCGTCTGCTCGCGCTCGTCCAGCGCCTGGGCCTTCTTGGCGAGCTCGGCGTTCTGCTGCTCGAGCGCGCCCACCTTCTGCAGCACGGGCGCGAGCGCCTTCTGCAGCTCGGGCGTCAGGCCGCTCAGGTCGATGCCGCCGGGCTGCGCCTGGGGCTGACCGCCGGGGAGCGTGGGCGCGTCCAGGAACTGACGGCTCAGGTCGCCGTAGCCCAGGCGGTAGCGGGAGTGCAGGGCCTCGGCCGCTCGGCCACTGCGCATGGCCTTGTCGAACTCCTCGTACTCGGCCACGCGCTGCTCGAGCTGCTTCGCGCGCTGGCGCTCGGCCACGAGCTTCGCGTCGCGAGCTGCGAGCCGCTGCATGTACTCGTCGCGGTCCTTCGGCGGCTCCTCGCGTGCGGGCGCAGCGGCGGCAGCCGGGGGCGTGGGCGGCTCGGGCTCGTCCTCGCCCTCCTCGCTGGGCGCCTTCGGGCGCGTGCCCGTGGGCAGCTGCCCGAGGCCGGCTTCCTTGGCCGGGGACGACGGCTCAGGGGTCGAGCCATCGGCCAGCTGGATGCCGCTGCTCGCGGCGAGCTGCTGCATGAGCGCCATGGTGGCGTCTGCGCCGGAGGTGAAGTCTGCTTGAGGGTTCGGGTCGGCGGAGGAGTCGGCTGGGGTGGTCACGCCGCAATGTCCAGGGGCGGGCTCTCCGTAAGGCCCGCCGGATCTGGTGCGGGCTGGGCAGCGTCAGCCAACATCGGCTGTGGCGCTGCGGGAACTGGGGGCGGCATGGCGGCTGCCGCGGCCTTGGCCTCGTCGGCCTTCGCCTTGGCCTTGGCGCGCTTGTCCATCGCGTCGAGCGCGACCATGTGCTTGCGGACGAGCTCGAGCCGGCTGTCAGGTGCGCCGTCGATCTTCGCGCGCAGGTAGGCGCGGCGCATGAGCTCGATGGCGAGCGCGACGTTCTGGTACGGCTCGGGCTGCACGTACGTGCCGTCCTCGATCATCGTCTCGAACGAGAACAGGGCGAAGTCGTGGTCGACCATCTCGAGCGAGAGCTCGCCCTCGAGATCGGGGAAGTTGAGGAGCCGCTTCGCCTGCTCGGCGGTGAGCAGGCCGCCCTGCAGCCACTCGCTGATCGTGGACTGACGCCCGGCCGGCTGCGAGGGCAGCGAGCTCATGGGGTAGGCCTGGATCACGCACCGATTCTCGGGCATCTCCACTTCGTCCCAGCGCATGCGCTTGAGGACCTGCTTGCGCCCGCGTGCGACCGTGACGGGGAAGCTCGGCATCTCCTTGCGGCCGTCCTCGTCGTCGTCCTTGCCCTCGTTCTGCTCGCAGATGCGGTCGTAGAGCTCGCCGTTGAGCATGTCGAGCAGCTTCGCCTGCTGCACACAGAAGGCCTCGTACTGCTTCGCGAGGGGGTTTTGCCGCATGCTGAACTGGTCGCGGTACGAGCGGATCGCCTCGCCACTGTCCAGGCCCGCGGGCTTCTGCCCGGCCGTCGCCATCTCGTTGATGCCGAGGCGCTGGAGCGCACGCGCGATGATGCGGTCCGCGTGCGCGTACATCTCGCCGGCCACGGTCTGCGGCGTGTAGTACTGCGGCGCGCCTGCGCCCTCGTTGTACTCGATCGCTACGCCCGGCACGTCCGTGAGGTGGGCGAGCTGCACGCGAGCGCCACGGGGCACGAGCCAGGCGCCAGCTGCGGCGGCGAAGCTCTCTTGGATCTTGATGAGCGTGCGGTTCAGCTCGATCTGGTCGGGGTAGAGCTCCTCCGCGGCCGAGCGTCCCCACCAGCCCGTGGGCGCCTCGTTGAACACGATGCGGTTGATGGGGAAGACGTCGTGCTTGTACTCGGCCGACCACAGGTCCAGGCCCTGGCAGCACACGGCGTAGAAGCCGTCGCCTGCACCGTGCGCGGAGGGAAGGCACCAGGCCTGCACGACCTCCACCAGGTCGCACTCGTTCGAGTCGCGCAGGAGCCAGTCATCGTCGGGCGAGGACGTGAAGCGGGGCGGCTTCTTGGCGTCGGCCAAACCGTTGCCCTCGAGGGCGTCCGCGCAGTCCGGGAACGCGCGCTTGAGCACCTCGCGGTCGATCAGGCGGCGGCGGAAGATGCAGCGGGGGCTGCCGTAGCGGGCGTCCGCCTCGTCGACCACGCACTCGAGCGGGATGATGCGCTCGACGCACACGTCGACCTTGGCGATGTCCACGTAGCTGTACGAGAGGCCTGTGCCTGTCTCGAGCGCGTCCACGAGGCACATGGGGGCGATGCGGTCCCACCACTTGCCCTCGCGCATCTGCGCTTCGATGGTGAGCTCGCGGGCCTTGGCGGCCTGCTTGAGCGTCCAGTCGCCGCCGGTCGTGAGGTACGCGGCCTTCGGCTCGTTGAGCGTCGTCTCGGCCTTGAGCGTCTGCACGCCCTGGGAGATGAGGTTGTAGCGCAGCCGGTTCGGGTCCATCTCCTGCGAGCGGCCCAGGCCCGTGTGGCTGTAGTTGCCGGCCATGCGCATGAGCCGGAGCACGTTGTCCCGGCGAACGCGGTCGGCCTCGATCAGGCGCTTGAACAGAGGCAGCAGCCGCTCGTGCACCCGCTCGGACTCGGCCTCGTACCAGAAGCCTTCGATGCGCTCGTGCGTGGGCTGCTGCTCGATGTAGTAGCCCATCAGGCGCTCCAGCCTTCGAGCCGCTGGCGCTCACGGGCGGCGGCGGCCTCGCGCTCCTTGCGGACCTCCTCGATCTCGCGCGGCTCGAGCGGGCGCTGCGGCTCAGGGGGTGGCGCTGCGAAGCGGGCGGACACGGGGCCCACCTGGACGTCCAGCGCCCCGAGCTCGCGGAGGCGCTTCACCGTGGCCACGAGCAGGTCGGCCTGGTCTGCGGTTAGAACCGCTCCCAGTCCGCTTGGCTGCGCTTGCGCGCCCCCTCGCCGGCCTCCTGAGCCTCCTGCCACGCCATCGCCTCGTCCGGGTCTCGGTCGGCGAGGCTGGGTCCTGGGGCCTCGTTGAGGTACGCCATGTGCTTTCGCTCGGCGTACAGCATCGCGTCGGCACAATGGTTGGCGTGGCCGGGATGCTCTTTGAGGCGATTTTCATCGCCCCATGGCAACGTTTGTAACTCAAGCGTCAGCGGTTTACAAGAGGGCTGTACAAACCGGAGCCGCGGGGGGGTCGCGCCGAGCTCGGCGTTCACGAAGTCGATGGCCGAGCGCTTCTCCTGCTTGTCGGCCGCGAGCATGGCGGGCATCCCGTACTGCCCCGGCTGCGGCTCCGTGCCCTCCTTGGTCTTGCCGGCGTGCCGGCGGTTCCACTCCTCCACGTAGGGCTTGCCCAGGCCCCCGGAGTCGCCCACCAGGCGCTCGGGCTTGAACTCCTCGCACAGCTCGGCCGTGACCTTGGCCGCCTCGTCGGTGAGCAGCCCGATCCGCTTCTGGGCGCGGAGCACGTACACCACCTTGGAGTGGGGAGCGCTCGCGAGGATGACCCAGGCGCAGTCATCGTTGACGCCGAAGTCCACGCCGATCGTGTGCGACCACGTCTTCGGGTCGTAGCCCGGGGGCATGGCGTCCACGTCGTTGCGGGAGGCGAGGTAGCGGTAGACCTGCATCCCGGGGTCGTCCACGAACTCGCCCCGGTACTCGCGCTGGAAGGTGGCGTTGTCCTCGGTCCAGCCGTTGCGCTCGCACACGCTCCGAAACCACGCCGCCGCGTCCGGGTTGCGGGGGTTGCTGGGGAAGCGCTTGTTCACGAGCGCATCCCACTTCCGGACGCTCCAGCCCGGCGTGGCGCCCGAGCAGATATCGAACCACGGGCCTGCACGCGTGACGCTCGGCGTGCCGCACAGGGTCATCGTCCCGCCCGTGGTGCCGAGCGTCGGCTCCATGACGCTGAACACGAGGTGGTCGAGCAGCGCCGCGTAGGTGGCGACCTCATCGAAGTACGCGGCCTTCACGTTGAAGCCGCGCATCAGGTCCACGGCGCCCTCGTCCTTGAGCCCCCAGAACACGACGCGCGAGCCCCACGGCGTCTCCCATGTGCCGTCCTGCTTGTTCGCGGTGAGCTGCAGGTTGTGCCGCCGCACGACGGCGCGGAGCTTGAGCCAGTGCAGCGCCTTGGCCTTCTTCTGCGTCTCGGCCCCGATGATCACGACCTCGTCAAAGCCCGCGTCCATCGCGTCGCAGGCAGCTGCGCGCGGGATGAACTCGGACTTCCCCGCACGTCGCCCCGAGTGGAGCGCCCGGAACTGCGCGGGGTCGTCGCAGGTCTGTAGCTGCAGGTCGAACAGCTCGCCGCGAATCGCGCTACGCGTGCGCTCACGCTGCGCCAGCTCGGCTACGACGGCGGCGAGCTCGTTCACGCGCTACGACCTCGCCGGCCAGGCCCAGCTGCCGGGCACGTCGTCCTGGGGCACGTCCTTGCGCCACAGCGTGGGCATGCCGTCGAGCAGCACGCGCAGGTTCACCGCGCCGCCGCCCGCATCGTTGGCCAGCGACACGATGGCGGGCACGGGCTGGCCCACCTCGTGCGGCCCGCACTTGCCGCCCTCCACCAGCGGCTCGATCTCCTCCACGTCCGCCTGGCTCATGCGGTACAGCACCGTGCGGCCCACGGTGAGCTTGGGCAGCTTGGGCTCCTCGGTCGGTTCCTTGTCTCGCTTGCTGGTCATCGTCAGTCCTTTGCTGGGCCGCTGTGTGCGGCCGTCACCTTGTTGCCTGCGCCGAGCAGCTTGCGCGCCTCGGCCTCGAGCTCGGCCCGGCTCTTCTCCTGGTAGGCCTTGAGCTCGATCGGCTGCCCGTTCGGGCCCGAGTGCTCCACCTTGTCGCGGAGCAGGCCCAGTATCTTGGCCACGTCCATCGCCGCCTTGCGACGCTCGCTCGCGGGGACAGGCGTATCTTCCACGTCGCCAGACAGCGTGACCTCGAAGTCCCTCACCTCGCCACGCATCATCTGCGTCAGGAAGGTGAGCACCTCGTCTGCGTCGGCGATGGCCTTTGCCTCGCGCTTGGCCTGCACCTTGGCGACCAGCTTCTCGAGGTAGGCACGCACGTGCGGTTTCTCTACCAACCTCGGACCAACCACATTGGGGTGCGCATAGCTGGCCTCGTCCGCGGCGCGCGTGAGGTTGCCGTGCACCGCTGCGCGCTCGCAGAACTTGCGCTGCTTGTCGGTCAGCTTCGCCACGTCACCACCACCTGCTCTCGTACAGCCATGCCAAGAACATGAGCATGCCGAGGCCGCACAGGAAGCGAGTCGCCCACAGCACGGCCTCGGCCTGACTCACTTGCCCTTGCCCTTCGGCTCGCCCTCGGCAGCCGGCGCCGCGGGAGCGGGCGGGACAGGCGGCTCCCAGCCGTCCACGCCGTTCACGTTGAACCAGGGCACGAACTTGGGGTCGTCCGCCGGCCCGAACCCCACGCCCGTGGGCGAGAAGCGGAAGGGGCCGTGCTCCTCGGAGCTGAGTTGGTCGGTCCCCATGAGCGGGCCCACGCGGAACGGCTCGTTGAAGCGAATCAGGATCGGTTTCTCGGCTGCCATGTCATCTCCTCGGACTGGTGAAGGGGTAGGGCGTGTATCGCCACCCCAGTTGCTTGGCCATCCACTCGGCCGGGTAGCGCGCGTGGGTGAAGCGCACGGAGCGCCTGCCCATGCAGTGCCCGCATTCGAAGCCGTCGTGCTGCTCGGTCCACATCACCTCGTGGCCGCACTCGAGCTTGTGCAGCACGACGGTCTGGGACTTGTCGCCGAACGTGATGACGCGCGGCATGGTGCGCACCGTCTTCCGGTAGGGCACCTCGGCCTTGAGCGACTCGAGCAGCTTGGTCACCAGGACGCGGCCCACGCCGTTGTCCCGGTACTCGTTCTTCACGTACACGTAGTGCACGATGGGCCCGCGCTCGTCGCGCTCCCCGATCGCGAAGCCGAGCAGCAGCTCAGGGCTGTCCGCGTCCAGGGCGCCTGCCCACTGCGCGAGCAGGATGGTGCTGCGGTCGATGGCCTGCGACACGAGCCGGGCGTGGTCCTCGTAGTAGTCCTCGTGGTCCAGCCGCTTCGACCACGCGCTCGACAGGTAGTTGCGGAGCCACGAGCCAGCCACGAAGCCGGACTCGCCCATGTACTCGCGCACGCGGAAGGGGACACGCTTCTGTACTGCTGCGGTCATCGACCTGCCTCCACGATGCGGGTGAGTGACTCGATCAGGCGCGTGGCCTGGACCCACGTGAACTTGCCGTGCGCGTCGATGAACACCGCCTTGTTCCGCGGCATCCACTTGTCCTCGAGGATGGGCACGCCACCGTGTGCCTGCGCAGGCTCCTTCGAGCGCTGCAGACCCGCCCGCTCCAGCGCCCGCATGAAGAGCTCCTCGTTGCCGCAGATGATGGTGTCGCGCAGCCGAGGCACGCCGAAGAACGAACGT